AGGCCCGGGAGGTTGCGGAGTATCTGGCGGGCCGTGTTGTGGGGATGCGGTTCCGGCCATTTCAGGCGTCAGCCATGGGGGACCCGTCCTGGGAGGCTGGTGACGCTGCCATTGTTACGGACCGCAAGGGCAACAGCTATTATATATATCTCACCAACATCACATACAGTACGGGTGGGTATGCAAGTATCTCCTGTGACGCGGAGCCGGCGGCCAGGCACAGTGCTGACCGGTACGCGGAGATCAACAAGATTGTGGCTGATATCAAAAAGGACAGCCAACAAAAGCTATCTGAGTATGCCGACTATGTAAATCAGCTCAACAGCCTAGCAATCAACGCTATGGGGTACTATGAGACATCGGAGATACAATCTGATGGTAGCACAATCAATTATATGCATGACAGGCCATTGTTGTCTGATAGCACAATTGTGTACAAAAAGACTATAGACGGTTTTTTTATATCCCGTGACGGTGGCAAGACCTATGTAGGAGGTATGAATAAGGATGCCAATATTGTAGCCAATGTCATAGCGGCCATTGGGATAAGTTTTGACTGGGCCAGCGGTGGCACTCTGACACTCGGAAAGAAAGATGGCAAATCAGTAGGAATAATGGAAATCCTGAGAAGTACCACAGCGTCAACAGGCGAAATAATGAATGCAGTAATAGGCCGCTGGGATGAAGATGGGATAATTATAAAGGATGGCTCCATAAACTTGGTTGGGACAGAAAATGTAGGCGGAAATATTTATACCTATGCATTTTCAGTCGCCAACGGAAAAATGACAACGAGTTATCCTTTTATCAAAGGTAGGATTGACATGGCAAGTGCAACTGCAGAAAAAGGGCGTCCTATCATGAAAATGAATACAGACACTCAGCTTTACATGGGGAGCAGTGACACAAATGAGAAATTAAGTAGCATATATGTACAGGCTGATGGCGTAACAGTCAAGGCGCTATCTTCCAGTAATCCTACGGTTTATATTCAAGAGAAATTGAACACTGGAGATATAAGATGCAGCTCTCTAAGCGGAGTGGCTGCGGATTTTTCAGGAAAGGTTAAAGCGTATCAATTAGAAGTCTGGGGAGAAAAGTCCAGAATAGCAGAGACAAAAGACTATGGTAATCGGCTTTTATACTGTTATGAAACACCAACGCCATATTTTGGGGATATTGGAACTGGCCGGACTGATGAAGGTGGCATATGCTATGTATCCATAGACGATATTTTCCATGAGACGGTTAATATAGGTGCGGGTTATTCAGTATTTTTACAGAAAGAGGGAGCGGGAGACATTTGGGTAGAGGAAAAAACCTCTGCCTTTTTTGTTGTAAAAGGAACCTCCAACCTTCCGTTTTCCTGGGAAATAAAAGTAGTGCAGAAGGATTATGAGTATCTGCGACTGGAGGATTGCGAGTTACAAGACGAAATGGATCCAGACAATTATGATAAGGAATTGCAGGATATATTTGAACATGAACTGGAAGTGCATGACAAGGAAATGGAGGAACTGATAAATGAAAATTTTAAGGTCGTTTCAGGTGATTAGCGGAGAACGCAGAATATCCAGTGCATACGTTGAAACAAATGAAGAGGGAAATATAACAGACCGCAATGCAAGGGATAGTTTTTATGCAGTTGATCCGGAACTGCAAGCAGCAATTAAAGTAATTGAGGACTATATCAACCAGAATAGACTGGCAGGTGATTAATCATGGCAATCAGAAATAGACGGGGGCTGGAAGAGCAGTTTATCCCATCCAGACTGCAGGTCGGTGAGTTTGCGATTGCCACGGATACAGGCAACGCCTGGTATTGTCACGCTGCAGGACAGGTTATATTGATTGCAACATCAGCAGACATTGAGATCCTGCGGCAGGAATCCAACAACTATCAGGAGGCCCAGCAGATTATTATTGATCGGATCCAGGCGACAATCGATAAAAATACAGCCGACATCACAGCAGATGAGAAAGCCATATTGCAAAATCAGGGTGATATTGCAGGTCTGCAGGCGGGATTGCAGGCAGCCAACCAGGATATTGTCAAGATGAAAGATGAGGTCCTTGCGCAGATTGACCAGGATCTGGAGGCGGTAGAACGAAAAGTCACCACCAACACCAAAAACATCACAGACAATACCCAGTCCATAAAAACGCTAGAGGCTAACGCCAGTAACCTGTCTGGGGATATCGCGGATGTCACCAACTCCGTCCGTGCTCTGGATGAGAGTCAGAACGCTATAAAGCTGATGCTCGATGGCAAAATAGACGGAGCTTATTTAGAGGATGGATACCTATTTCTGACCAGCGGCAATGAAGTGATTGAGGGACCATTGGGACCGTTTTCGGGCGGAGGTGGAGGCGGCGGCACCGGTAACAATGCCGTGCTGACCGTATCAAATACAAGCGGCTGGCTGTCTAAGTCTATCGCATCCGGGGCAGAGTGTGCTATCAGCCTTACGTGGACGTCTCTGGAGGACGACCTGCCGACCGGCAACGGCACCCTCAAAGTCACAATCAATGGTCTTGTCAAGACCACTCAGGATGTTCCCCAGGGCGCTGTAACCGTGGATATCAGCAAGTTTTTAAGCACCGGCGCCAACATGGTCAAGGTCAACGTTACAGATGCATACGGCAATGGCAGGACCATCAATTACAGTGTGTCTGTGGTAGAGGTCAGTGTATCATCCACCTTTGATGCGGGGACACCTTACAGCGGGCCAATCGCATACACATATACTCCCGTGGGCAATGTCACCAAGACCATGCACTTTGTGGTCGACGGCACCGAGTTGGGCACAGCCGAGGTATCTGCATCCGGGCGTCAGCAGTCCTATGTCATCCCGGCCCAGAGCCACGGAGCACATAGCTTGTTGGTATACTTTACAGCAGAGGTTGACGGCGTAGAGATCAAGTCCAATGAGCTGTATTATGAGCTGATCTGCACGGTGGCTGGAGAGGATGCCCCAATCATCACGAGCAGTTACAGAGGCACAAAAGCAGAGCAGTACGCATCCATCGTCATCCCGTACATGGTCTATAATCCGGGCAGTATGCTGTCGGTGATACAACTGTTTGCCAACGGCAGGGAGGTCAATGCCCTGACCGTGGACCGTACACCGCAGTTGTGGACATACCGGGCGGATGCCGTGGGAGACCTGACTCTGGAGATCAAGTGCGGGACGGTGCGCAAGACTTTTGCATTGACCGTTACGGAGAGCAGCATAGACATTGGAGCAGAGACACAGGACCTGGCCCTGCATCTGAGCAGTTATGGCCGCAGCAACAATGAGGCCCATCCGGGCACATGGAGTTATGGGGATATCCAGGCTGTGTTTGCCGGATTTAATTATTCCTCGGACGGCTGGCAGCTTGACAAGGATAATAATACGGTGCTGCGGGTGTCCGGAGACGCAAGGCTGACGATACCGTACAAGGCGTTTGCCCAGGATTTTAGGACTGGGGGCAAAACATTAGAGTTTGAATTTTCGACCAAGGATGTCATGGATTACGACGCTGTGGTTGTGTCCTGTATGTCTGGCGGCAGAGGCATTGAGTTAACGGCCCAGAAAGCGTTGCTCAAATCGGAGCAGTCAGAGATCTCCACACAATACAAGGAGGATGAGCATGTCCGGATAAGTTTTGCGGTTGAAAAGAGGGCTGAAAACAGACTGATCTACTGCTACATCAACGGCGTTATGTCCGGCACCGTGCAGTATCCGGTTGACGATGACTTTGCACAGACTGCCCCGGTGGATATCAGCATAGGCAGTAATGACTGCACTATAGACCTATATTGTATCCGGGTATATGACAATGATCTGACACGATATCAGATGCTCAATAACTGGATTGCTGACACACAGGATGTGGATGAGATGCTGGATAGATATACACACAATAATGTATTTGACGCATACGGCAGTATCGTCATTGCCCAATTGCCAAAAGACCTGCCTTATTTGGTATTGGAGGGGGCCGAACTCCCACAGTACAAAGGCGATAAAAAGACAGTATCCGGATACTATGTGGACCCGCTACATCCAGAGAGGAGTTTTACTTTTACCAATGCCCAGATTGACGTCCAGGGTACCAGCTCCCAATATTATGCCCGCAAAAACTACAAGATTAAGTTTAAGGGCGGATTTATCTTGACTGACGGCACAAGCGTCCAGGTGTACTGCATCCGGGAGGACGCGATTGGTACCAGCACATTTACTTTTAAAGCGGATGTGGCCAGCTCAGAGGGCGCAAACAACGTTGAGTTAGTAAGGCTTTATAACGACGCCTGTCCATACAGGACGCCGCCGCAGGTAGTCAATCCCAGTATCCGCCAGGGTATTGATGGGTTTCCTATAGTAGTATTCTGGTCAAATGGCAATAGCACGGTCTTTATCGGTAAATACAACTTCAATAATGATAAAGGCACGGAAGAGGTGTATGGGTTCCAGGCCGGGGACGAATCCTGGGAAATATTAAACAACACCAGTGATCGCGTGCTTTGGAAAAATGCAGACTTTGTGGATGACGCTTGGCTGAACGATTTCGAGGGACGATATCCGGACGGCAACACGGATCCGGCGCAACTTAGTACCCTGTCAGCCTGGCTGGTCAGCACTGATCAGGAGGCGGCTACGGGAGCAGCCCTTGCAAGTCCCGTCACCTATGGCGGAGTAGAGTACACTGCAGATACGGCAGAGTACCGGCTTGCTAAGTTTAAAGCAGAGTTGCCGGAGCATGTGGAGGTGGACAGCGCCTGCTTCTACTACTTATTTACAGAGCTCTTTTTAATGGTAGACAGCCGGGCGAAAAACATGTTCCCAACAATATTTGGAGGTGATAACAATGGGTAAGTGGTGCTTTTTACCGTATGACTTTGATACCGGGCTAGGCATCAACAATGAAGGATCACTGGTATTTGGGTACGAGCTGGAGGATATCGACCAGGTGGCCGGTGCAGATGTATATAACGGCCAGCACTCCGTGCTCTGGGCTAATCTGAGACAGGCGTACCAGGATGAGATCAAGGCCATGTACCAGGATTTACGCTCAAAAGGCAAGCTCTCATATGAGGACACAGAGCGCAGATTTGAGGAGCATCAGGCGCGCTGGCCGGAAGCAATATTTAACGAGGATGCGTTTTTTAAATATAGATCGGAAGAGCACACGTCTGAACTCC